TTATACCAAATCAATCTCCATAAACGCAACTACTTCCGATTGTTTTGATGGATATAAGTGGCTATAAGTATTTAAAGTTGTTGCTACATCTGAATGACCTAGGCGTTGGGCTACTACAAGTGGACTGACGCCTTTATTTATTAAATAAGATGCATGAGAGTGTCTAAATTCATGCATTACTATTTCTTTAACTTCAGCTGCCTTTAGATATTTATTATATTTTTTATGTAGTGTAGTCGTAGCTATACAGTCATAGAATTCGCCAAACACAACATAATCATTTTTAATTGGGACCGATAAATTGGCCCTTTTTTTTATGTCTTTTAATAAATCCATTGTAAAATTAGGCAACATGACAATTCGTTTAGAAGACTTTGTTTTTGGTTCTGTAACCTGACGGTTATATACTGTTTTATTAATATCAATTGTCTTCTCCTCGAAATTAATATCTGACCATGTTAAAGCTAAAAGTTCACCTTTTCTGGCGCCACTATAATAAAGTGTTGTAAAAAAGGCTTTGTATAATGGATCGTCCACAACTGAAATGAATTTTTTAAACTCATCAAACTCCCAAAAATTCATCCTCTTATTTGAGTCTTTTTCAAAATTCCCAGCGATTCTGGCAGGATTGGTAGTTAAACCATGAAATTTTATTCCGAAGTTAAATATAGCTGAAAGTGTTGTATGAAATTTCTTTAAGTACTCAGCTGAGTATTTACTCATCATTTTGTTTTGGTAATGCATTACATGATTTGCAGTGATTTGATCCATTTTCATGTTACCAAACTCTTTTAATAAGTGATTATAAATTGCGTTTTTTATAGTGTTAATTGAAGACTGTTTGCGTCTTTGTGAATACCATTCAAAATAACTATCGGCGATTTGGGCAAAAGTTAAACTTGAAGTGGTTTCTTTTTCAATCAACATCTTTGCTTCAGCTTCACGAGCTTCTTTTTTTGTTTTAAAACCACGACGTTTTACCTGCTTTAAAGTTCCGTCATACTGTCTAACTCTAACTACAAAATAATAAGTACCCCTTTTTTCATCTTTGTATATGGTCATAGTTAGTTCCTCTCTTTTGTGTATTAAAAAGAGTAGACCGTCGTCTACTCTTAATTTTTAAATTGCTAGCGCTAGAAATTTAAAGGTCTCTTGTAAATCTAATTGCTTTACCAATAATTCTTGCTGGAGTACTTTCCGTGATGATTAAAGGTTCATATGAAGTATTGTCTGGCATTAGTATTATAACGTTACCTTGTTTCTTCACCCTTTTCAAAGTTGCTTCAGTATCACCATTAACTTGTACAGCAGCTATTTCACCATTCTCCACATCGTCTTGCTTTCTAATTAATACAAACGATCCGTTAGGTATAGTTGGTTCCATAGAATTCCCTTTAGCTTCTAAGTAATATACGTCTCCTCGTGGTAAAATATCTGGCATTTCATAACGAAATCCTTCAAAATTTTCTTCCACACTAATAGGCAATCCACATGCTATTTTTCCTAATATGGGTACTTTAACTGGATGAATAGGAGCTTCATATAAATTAGAAGGTTTATCTTCAGTTAAGTCAGATCGATTGATATTAAAATAATCAGCTAGCAATTGTATTTTATCTGGTCTTGGATATGTTTTCGCTTTAAACCAATTTGAAACTGTTGTTTCTGGTAATTCCAATTCCTTTGCAATATCGGATTGAAATACCCCTTTTTTATTGGCATGTTTTTTTAAGTTTGTTGCCATGATATCTTTCATTTCTTGTTGGCTACTCATTGATATCACCTCGCTTTCTAATACTATTTTACCGTTTTTCGGTAGTTGTGTAAAGAGGTGAAATACTTTTAAAAGGTATTTTTTATACTTTTAAGTATTGACTATACCGTTTAAAGGTAGTATATTGAGTGTAGAAATTAACGAAAGGAGGTAATAATATGTTTCAGATAACATTAAAGGCGGCGAGAGTGAATGCCGATTTAAGTCAAGAGAATGCGGCTATAATGCTTGGCATTACTGGAAAAACTCTTCGTAATTACGAGCAGGGAATTACAGCTATTCCAGGTCATGTTTTAAAGAAAGCATCTATAGTATATAAAATACCATCTGATAATATTCGATTACCTATTATTAATGACGGGAAGTACGATGAAGATTTTTTTTGACTGCCGCTACCGTTTAAAGGTAGTGGTGTGACGAGGAGAAATCCTCACTTTTTTTTCGAAATAAAATGTCGATTTTTGTCACTTTATAAAGAACAATTTGTTCTTTTAAGAGAATTTTTGTCGAAATGAGGTGGTGGAATTATGCGTCAAAATCTTTATATTGCTCGTCGGGAAAATAGAATGACTCAAGAGGCTGTTAGTAAAGTGATAAATATCTCGAAACATACCTATTACATGAAGGAAACAGGAAAGAGAGATTTTACTTTAACAGAAGCAAAAAAATTAGCTAAACATTTCAAGACAACTGTGGATGATCTATTTGAAAAATAAAAGGAGAGTGAACGAAAATGAACGGAGTATTATCCGCAAGTAAGTTAATGAAAGCGTCAGAGGTTATAAAAAAATGCGTTGAAGCAAAGAACAGTCCTGCGCAAATGTTTGTAGAAGAGACGAGAAGAAGACGTGAATTAGAGGAAATGAACCGTAAGGATTCATCTCGAAGGGAGGTGAGTTAATTGTTCAAAGGTTATTGCTTTATTGAAAAAGACGGACAGTTTTGTCCAGCGGTTAACCTTACGAATGCACAAGAAACTTGGAACTACGTAAATTTACAAAAGCGTATTTTTCCTGAAGTTCGAATTTGTGATGAAGATGATTTTACTGTAGTTCATGCGCTTGATGGAAAGATTGTATTTCCGCAAGAGTGGGTTGAAATGGAAAAGAAAATGAATGAGGTGAGTTAATTGAAGGAAGTAACATTGATTTTTAAATCAGGTGCAAAGGTTAGTTTTACAGCTGAACAATTTAAAACAATTACAAATGGATTTGGTTCTTTAACGAAAATCGAATATACAGGTGCAGCTACGAAGGTTCCCTTCCACATTAGTGTAAGCAATATCGATGCAATATTTGTGGAAGACATGGCTGAAGAAGAATCGATTAAAGAACCTGATCATCCAATCGAAGATGTTTATGGTTGTGAAATTAAACAAGATGATAAGTATTTCATGTTTGGACAGGATGTCGTACTTAAAGAAAATCTAACGGAATACTTAATTGAGAAACACAATGTTGAATGCTTTAAAGCGGTATAAAAGAAAAACCACCTGCGCCAACAGGTGATTTAAGTAAAAATATTCACAGTCATTATAGCATGAATTGATTTCGTGTAAAGGAGGGACAAGCGTGAAGAACGGTAAGAAGCCAAATAAACGTGAAAAAATTCATATTCAGTCCTATAAATTAAATCCAGAACATTGGCTGATTTTTAAGAAAGTAAATGAGGAATTGCACCTGGTACATCGTTTTACTGGTGCAACACGTATGATTCCAAATTCATAGATTAGGAGGTTACATATCAATGGGTAGGTTTACTCCGGAACAAATTGAACGTGCAGCCGCTAATGGAATTAGTAAATCGCTTTTATATACACGTACAAGTAACAAAATGAAAATGAGCGTAGAAGAAGCCATAACTACACCTAAGATGTCCAAAGCTGAAGCTGGACGTAAAGGTAAAGCGAATGGACCTGATTTTACTTTTAAGCGAGGGGAATCTGCATGGATAAACAATTAGCACCTAAAACTATATATCTAGTAAGTGTAGGTAATTTATTTGTTAGTAATCCACAGCCTTTGACAGTAACAAGGTTACCTAAAGGGGCAATGGAGTTTGAATATGAAAAATCAAAACAAGTAGCCAATGATATTGGTGGAATTGTAATCCGCAAAACAGTGGAATATGCCAAGGTGGTGGAATTTTAATGGATATTAAAGCGATTGAAGAATATGTACAAGTCGCTAACAAAGCTTATGACTACGGAATTATTAGGTCATGGGGTAATAAAATTCATGTAACAAGTGAATTGCTTGGAAAGCTTCTAAATGAAGAAGGAAGTTTAGATGTAACGAAACATGAGGGTTCTGAATATCCGATTCAAATTAGTTTAACGATAAACGAATTAACTTATTTTTCTCTTCTAACTGAGAAAGAATTTAAAAATAAATTTGGAGGTAATATCGATGAATGCATTACAAAGAAATGAATTAGTGGAAGTTGATGAATTACAAGTTGCAGAGCAACAGTTTGAAATTACGGATATTAACGGTTTGAACTGGGCATTCCGTAAAATTTCAGCTCTTAAAGCGCAAGAAAAGGAAGTTACAACACTAGCAAATGTTGAACGTGATCGTATTACTGAATGGGAACAAAGCGAATTGAAGCCCATCCACAATAGTATTTCATTTTTTGAAACTCATATTCAACGATACCATGCAGAACAACTTGCAGCGGATCCAAAGAAGAAAACAATTAGTACGCCTTATGGTAAGTCGAAAACTCGTAAGAGTAGTGAAGCGCCGGAACAAAAAGATAAAGCCCAGGTACTTCAGTATGCTATTGAAAACGAGCTGGATGATTGCTTGAAAACAGAAGTCAAATGGGCTGATTTCAAGAAGAAACTCAAGATTGTAGAAATCAGTGGTGAAAAAGTAATTGTGGATGAGGATGGACAAATTGTTCCAGGGGTTACGGTTAAACCTGAATCTATTTCTTATAGTGTGGAGGTGTAACGGCAGCATGAGTTGTTACGATGAAGAGTTTTATCATGAACCTAGCGAATTTGAACAACAAGTTGATGAACTAAAGGAAACTTTAATGAATGCCGTTAAAGATGAATTTAAAGAAGAAATGGATCGTTTAAGAAAAGAAAATGCTGAATTGCAAGAAGTTAAGAAGAATATGAAAGAAATTGAACAGGATTATAAAAGAAAAAGCTTTGATTTAGACTGGAAAAAGAAAAATTTAGAAACAACAGTTAGAAGAGAACGTTTAAGTGAATTAATGAAAGACTTCCAAGTTGAACTTTATACAGTGTCATCAAGAGGTAAAGAGAAACCTAAATGTGATAAATGTAATGAAAAACGTAGGATTCCGTATAAGACACCGTTAGGAAATGACACGTATGAAACATGCGATTGTAGTTCTAAAATTCAAGTATACGAGCCAATGCCTATCCTATTAAATGAATTTTCTATTAGGAATGGTGAATCATGTGCATGGTATCAAGTGAAAGACGGTAGTTGGGATGAGTACTTGCATTATTACGAAGATAGTATTAACGGAAAAGAATTAATAACAAGTGAAGAACAATTTGAAAGCATTGGTTATTCATATAAAACTTTGTTTAAAGATAAAGAAATTGCTCAGAAATATTGCGACTATAAAAATAAGAAAGATAAGGAGTAATCAAATTGAAAACCAAAAACGGTACTGAAATTACCAAAAGTAAAAGGGCAAAAATTATCATGTATTCAAAGCCAGGTGACGGCAAGACAACGGTTGCTGGATTATTACCAGGGAAAACATTAGTACTTGATATCGATGGGACAAGCCAAGTTCTAGAAGGGTATGAAAATGTAGATGTAGCGGAGATCGATGAAAGTAATCCGCACGATAGTATTTTACAATTTTATGGACATGCCAAAGCGAACATTGATAAGTACGACAATATCTTTATCGATAACTTAACGCATTACCAAAAGTTATGGTTATTGAAAAAAGGTGAAAATACAAAAAGCGGTATGCCTGAATTGAAGGATTACGCTTTACTAGATAACCATCTTTTAAAGTTAGTAGAAACATTCAAAGCCTTAGATGCAAATATTATTTTCACAGCTTGGGAGACAACGCAAACTATTACACATGAAAATGGTCAGCAATATACACAATTCATTCCAGATATTCGGGATAAAATTGTTAATCATATTTTAGGTGTTGTTAGTGTTGTCGCGAGGTTAACAAAAAAAGCAGATGGTACACGAGGATTTGTCTTAGAAGGCGATCAAAGTACTTATGCGAAGAATCATTTGGATCAGCGCAAAGGTTGCGTACAAGGAGAATTAATAGTGACATCCACAAATGAAAAAACAGGGGGAAATAAATAATGAGTTTCAAAATTAATTTCGATGAAGAGAATGTATCACAAGGATTTGGTCTTGTAGAGGAAGGTAAGTATGAAGTTACGATTATTACTGCTGAAGCAAAAGAATGGCAAGGTCAATATTCTATTGGGTTTGATGTAGAAATCCGTTCAGATATTGAACAAAAACATCAAGGAGCAAAAATCTTATATAACACGCTATATCTAACTAGCAATATTCAAGATTATAAAGAAGACACTGAAAGGAAACGCAACTCATTCTTAAAAGCTTGTGGCTACACAGGGAAACAAGAATTAGACCTAACTGTTGTTGTGCGTGAGATTGTAGGTAAAACGGTTTTAGCTTATGTAAAGCACGAAACAAATAAGGATGAGAAAACATTCGCTAAAGTTAAGTTTGTAGCACCATCGAATGTAACGCCACCTGAACCAAGTGGGCCACCGATTACTGTTGGCGATGATGATTTACCCTTTTAATCCGTGGGTAATCGTAAATGGATACGATTGAATAAAATTAAATAGAGAGGTCGGTTTTGTCGACTTCTCTTTTTTATACCCTAAAAAGCTAATTGGAGGGCGAAAAAATGAATAATAGCGAAATTTTATATAAACCAACAGTGCCTGAATGGGTTGCTGAGATATTGGAACTTGATAAGAAACGTAAACAAAATCAGTATAACGGCTCTATTGCTTCAGGACAGACTAGGAAGCAATGGGATGAATGGAAACGAAGATATTCAAGAAAGTACAAATATGCAATGTTAAATGGATGGATTGTAGAAGAAGGTTAAAAAACTCAAGTGAACTAAAAAATGGAGGGCGCAATGAAAGAAAATCCATACAATTTTAATGAAATTCCTACTGAATTAAAAGCCCTTCCGCAATGGATCTTATGGCGTAAGGAAAAAAGAAACGGCAAACCAACAAAAGTTCCATATCAAGTCACTGGTGAAATGGCTCAAGCAAATAACAGACGTACCTGGTCAACATTTGCAACGGCGGTCAAATTCTACTTAGAAGGTGATTATGACGGAATAGGCTTTGTATTCAGTAAGCAGGATAAGTATATAGGAGTCGATATTGATAAGTGCGTTGTAGATGAAAAAACAAATGCATTTGCAACAGAGATTATCGATACATTAGATAGCTATACAGAGTTTTCACCTTCAGGAAATGGGATTCACATCATTATCAGAGGTGGTCTTCCACAATCTGTTTTAGGTACTGGACGTAAAAATACAAAGCATGGTTTAGAAATTTACTCATATGGTCGCTTTTTTACCTTTACTGGAAATCGTGAGAATTCCAATGATGTATATGAGCGAACGGATGAACTAGCTGAAGTATTCGAAAAGTATTTTGATGACAGTGACATTCAAGGGCGTGTAAATCTAGCAGAATTTGAAAAAGATGAAATTAAAATTTCAAATGAAGTTTTGTGGGAAAGAATGTTTAGAAGTAAAAACGGTGATGAGATTCGTTCATTATACAACGGCAACTTAATAAATAATGACCATTCGGCAACTGATCTCGCTTTATGTAACCACTTAGCTTTCTGGACAGGTAAATCAGCAACTCGAATGGATACGATGTTCCGTGAGACTAGCTTAATTCGTGATAAATGGGACGTTATCCATTTTAGCGATACAAATGAAACATACGGCGAAAGAACGATAGGAACAGCCATTTCATCTACTTCCACAACTATTTTAGATAACAAACAGCAATTCGAAGAATTTTCCTTTGATTTCATTAATGAAGATGCGGTTGAAGTTGTGGAGGACAAGCTGAAAAAGAAATTCCGTTTAACTGAATTGGGAAATGCTGAACGTATCGCATATGAATATGGCCATGTAATCAAATATGTTAGCGATATTGGCTGGTACATATGGGACGGCAAACGTTGGAAGCTAGATACGAAAAAAGAGATTGAAAGAATTACAGCCAAAGTACTTCGCAGCTTATATAAGTCAGAAGATGAAGCGGAAACGAAATGGGCGCGAATGTGTGAACGTAGAAACATCCGAATGAACAGTATTAAGGACCTTATGCCATTAGTACCAGGAGAACGCGAGGACTTTGATAGACATAAATATTTATTCAATGTCGAGAACGGTATTGTGGATTTAAAAACAGGGAAGCTGCAGCAACATGATCGGGAACTTGGTTTAACTAAAATTACTAATGTTTCATTTGATGAAAATGCGAAATGTCCAGAATGGCTTAATTTCTTAGATCAAATTTTCCAAGGTGATAAAGAACTTGTGGAATATATGCAGCGGTTAATTGGTTATTCCCTAACAGGAGAAATTACGGAGCAAATAATGGTCTTCTTGATTGGTGGAGGTTCCAACGGAAAATCGACCTTTATTAATACAATTAAGGACTTGTTGGGTGAATACGGTAAACAAGCGAAATCTGATACTTTCATCAAGAAAAAAGAAACAGGAGCCAATAATGATATCGCTAGATTAGTAGGCGCACGCTTTGTATCTGCAATTGAAAGTGAAGAGGGGGAACAACTCTCAGAAGCTTTTGTAAAACAAATAACAGGTGGAGAGCCAGTGTTAGCACGTTTCCTTAGACAAGAATATTTTGAGTTCATACCAGAGTTTAAAGTATTCTTCACTACAAATCATAAGCCAGTAATTAAGGGTGTTGATGAAGGTATTTGGAGACGTATTCGCTTAATTCCATTTAACTTACAACTTCCAAAAGAGAAGCGTGATAAGAAATTACCAGAGAAGATAAGTCTTGAAATGCCTGGCATTCTGAATTGGGCGATTGAGGGTTGCTTGAAGTGGCAGAAGTCGGGACTAAGCGATCCAGCAATTGTAATGAAAGCAACTGGTGATTACAAAGAGGAAATGGATATTCTCGGTCCGTTTATGTTCGAATGTTGTTTTAAACGAGAAGATGTTCAAATTGAAGCAAAAGAATTATATGAAGTTTATTCCAATTGGTGTTTCCGAAATGGTGAGCATCAATTAAAAAATAGAGCATTTTACCGAATTTTAGAATCCCAAGGATTCAAAAGAGAACGTGGTAACAAAAATAAGTATTACATCAAAGGTGTTACTTTAACAGACCGAAAAAATACTTTTCAGCAGCAAAAGTTACTGAAAAACGATGAAAATAGCCAAAGTGTTACTAAAAGTAACCCATTTAAAATTACTTAAAACCCTTGATACATAAGGGATCAAGGTACTTTTTATACTCTTTTTGTTACTTTTGTTACTAAAAATATATATAAACAAAAAATAAATATATATATAAGTATTCTATTAGGGAGCTTAATGCTCAAAATAGGTAACAAAAGTAACCTAGGTGCCTTAATCCCTTGGGGCTCTAAGGTTCAAGTGGGTTACTAAAAAGTAACACATACTAATTTTCGGTGTTATTTAGTAACACTTCTAAGTAATTTTGATAACAGAGGTGATAGATTTGCAGGTTTTATTAATTTTAAGTTCGATTTGGAAATCAGGTGCAAATATCTACCTTGATGAAAAAGATAATCAAGTTGCGATAAAGAAACAAAATTTAATTCCAACGGAAGTTATGCAAGCGGCTGAACAAAACTATCAAGCTATTTATGATTGGTTTAAATCTTGGAAAGACGAAAGTTCGGAGAAAATCACGTTAATGAAGATATTCCATCATTTTTGTGGATGGCAGCATAACGAGAAATTACATAAGTGGTTACTTGATGAAGAAGATTCGTTGCAGCTGTTTTATGAATGGACGATTGTGCTTGCTAAGAACGGATGGACAGATGTTTATGATGATCATCGCCAATTTGAAAATGATGAATCAAATGCAATGGCAAGAAAGATATATGAACGTGCGGTTTTATATGCAAGGAAAGGGGCATGAAAATGAGAGAAATTAAATTTCGCGGTTGGATTGGCGATGGTTTTATTTTTAGTGAGTGTGTGTACCAAGATAACGATGTGTGGAGAATATTGAGTCACAATGATGATAATTGGTGGGCGTGTTTAGATCCACAACAATACACAGGCTTAAAAGACAAAAACGGCAAGGAGATTTATGAAGGGGATATATTAGAGTGTCATCACAAAATAAAAGGTAATGTATTCTTTCATGATGGTTCATATGGTATTTCTTCAGAAGAATGTGAGTTAAATGTCGAGGATATTAATACTTACGATAATTTAAACGTGGAGTTGATTAATGACAATGATTTAGTTGTTATTGGAAATATCTACGAAAACCCAGAGTTACTGGAGGAATCAAAATGATTCGTTTCCATTACACAGATAAAGAAATAGACAACATCCTTAAAACGTTAACAATCGTGATTGATACTCGTGAAAACAAAAATGACCATATCCGTGATTACTTACATCAAAAGGGCATTCCGATTAAGAATCAAAAATTAGATACCGGTGATTATGGCTGCATGATTCCTAAGAATGAAGAACTTGGAATACCTCGTGATATCTACTTAGATAGTCGAGTAGAAAGAAAAGCTCACATGGATGAGATCACAGGGAACTTACAAAAGGATACTCAAACAGCGTTTGAAAATGAATTAATCCGTTCGAAAGACATTCCATTCACTTTAATTGTGGAGGACCTTAAAGGGTACGAAAAGATGCTAAAGGGTCAATATCGTTCGAAATATAATCCATTAGCGTTACTTGGAAGACTTAATACATTTAAAGCAAAATACGGTTTTGAAATTGTGTATTTAGATAACAAGTACAGCGGTAACTGGATATATTATCACTTTTACTACCAAGCTAGACATTATCTTAAAACAGGAGCCTTTTAATATGACATATTCTCGTGAAGAACAAGAAACTACACTAGTTTTTGATAATAGTACAGGTCAGTGGAATATTTACTCTACTGTTCCTAAACATATTCGAAAACTTAGTAATCTATGTGAATTACAAACCTTAGAAGAAGAGGATGGAAGGCCAACGGCTGTTAAAGGCATTCTTCAAGAAAAACAAGTAACAATGAAGAATTTACGAGTTATGACAGAAGAACAAAGACTGAAAGCGGCTGAAAGACTTTCTAAGGCTAGAAACGCTGTAATTAATAACGAAAACTAACACTGAACATTCAAGAAGGTCTAATTAGTTTAATTTAAGTTGAATCACAAAAAAAACGATTATTAATTGGGGGATTTATCAATGGCAAAAGTACAACTTAATCAAAAGGAACAACATTATGCAGATACACGTGAAGAGGCGGAGGAAATTATTTCAGCTGCTAAAGAAAATGAAAACCTTCAAATGCACAAAATCGCAGAGAAATATAACAAATACGGTCAGTATTTCTTGATTGATTTAACTTTTGCTTATCAAACTCCTAAAGAAGTAATGGAGAGTCGTCCGCAAAATGATGATGTTCCAGAAGGACAAATGAGTTTTGAAGAGCCACATGAAGGTGTAGAGTACAGTGTTAAACCAGATGGAACAACGGAAGTTGCTCCTAGTCAGTTGAAAATTGTTGATGAAGAAAAGAGTGCTGAATAAATTTTTATCCTGGGCTTCGGCTCAGGATATCACCATAAATCGAAAGGATGTAATTGAAAATGACTAATACTGTAGTGGATCTAACAGAATTATTTACAATGCAAAAAGCACTTGATGATGATATCAAAGTTAAACATAAAAAGAATTATCTTCGCTATGATGCGATGTTCAATAAAGCCTATGCATTAAAAAATGAAGTGAATGAAGCATGGAATGTAACAAATGCTTTCAAGATGTGGTCAACAAAATTCGAACAACCGAAAGAATCATTATTAGAAGAAATGGTTGATATCCTTCATTTCTGGTTATCTGTTGTAATGGATTTCAAACTTGAAAAAACAATGTACAGAGTTCGAATAACAGAAAGTAAAATTAACGGTTTTAATAAAGCTTTCTTCCATATGGATAAGAACGTTAATTATCTAATTGGAAAAGTGGAGTTCAAAGATAAAGCTGGTGCAAAAGGTCCGTTATTAGGAATCATGGATTTATTCTATAAAATAATTGTATTTGCTGGGTTTACATGGGAAGACGTTGTTCGAATGTATAAAGAAAAGAATGAAGAGAATTTTAACAGATTAGCGGTTGGATATTAATGCAATTTGAATTTTGTACAAAAGGAGAATAAAAATGTCATTAGTTAAAAATCTGAAAGAAATGCGAGACAAGGCTATCGAAGAAAAGGCATTGGAATTTGCTGAGGAAATGGAAGCCGCAATAATTGAAAGTGCGAAAGACGGATATGCAGGTTATAACTATCAAATTCATAATGAAAATCAAGATAAGCATATTATGTGTTCGGAAATATTTATAGAAAAGTTACAAGTATTGATGGATGGTGTAAAGGTTGAATTTAAGAAAGAAGAAAAGAAGAACATTTTAGGTGGAACTTACTACGAACATTACATTCATTTTAGTTGGAAAGAGTAAAATCTCTTTTTAAATTCATTTTGCCGAAAAAACGGCTTATCAGATTGAGAAAAAACTAAGGTGTTTTTCTTGCTCAATACATTTAGTCGTGTAGATGGTAAAACGTCTTAGAAAGGCAAATAAACGTGTTTTATGAGTTTTAGAGTTTCTTAGAAGAAAAGAGGTGGGAAAATGTTAGATGATTTACAAAAACAAATGACTTTGGCATTAAATGAACCAAATAAGGACAAGCAAAGAGAAATGGTTCAAGAAATCATGGATAGTCCAGAAATGGCTCAGTTTAAAGAGTTGTTCCAAAATATATGGGATTGCATAAGCGGGATTATAAAAGTGATCTATGAACCAATTAAGAAAATAGCAAGATTGATAATAAAACAAAAACGTATTAATTCATATAGAAGACAACGGATTAAGCATAGAAGGAGAGTGAGTAACATGAGTAATCATAAGAAAAAGAAATTAAAGAAACGTCTTGCTAGACGTGCAAAAGTCTTTGATAAATTCCGAACTAATAAAGCATGGAGAAACATCTTTGTAAAAGCTGGTATTGTGAATTAGATTGTGGAAGGTCCAAAGAAAGTAGGTGAATCATCATTTGTTTGACTGGCTGAAAGACTATCAGAAATTAGAGGAACGTATCGCATACTTAGATTACAACTTAGATAAAACAAAAGCTGAATTAAAACGCTGGGTAAGTGGTGATTTGCGAGAGGTACGTTTAACTGCTGAATCGGAAGGTGCAAAGGTAGAAGAACGTATTGAAGCAATTGAATATGAATTAGCACATAAGATGAATGATATGTACAAACTGAAAAAGTTAATTCGTACATTCAAAGGATTGGAACATAGAATTGCATATTTCAAGTATGTGGAAGGCATGACATTAGAAAAGGTTGCGGAGCATCTAAATTACAGTCCGCAATATATTTATAACAAACATGCTGAAATGAGAGGGAAAGTTGAGTACTCAAATAGAACTTAACATTTACTTAAGGTAAGCTCTCATTATACAAACCATTGAAAAAATGAATTATAGTAATAACATAAGAAATTGACGAAAGGGCAACTGATGCATGGTTGCTCTTTTATTATGCAAAGAAAAAAGCCCTAATAGGGCTATATGCTTTTCTTCATACCACATTGACGGCATTCTCTTAAATAGATGAAATCTTTAACGGAACTTTTAAATGCGGTGTTGCCGCAATTATCACAGCGACCGCTAATTTTATCAGGGTGTTCTGTATATTTGTATATCTTGCTTAGATCGTATTTTTGTTCAGGTTCCTTATTTTCCATTTGTTTCACCTACAATCTGAATTAATATAGCTTAAATATAATAACACGAAGCGTTCACATAGTGGATGCTTTTATTATGCAAAAATTACATAGGTGGTGTTAAGTAAATGATTACTGAAATTAGAAAAACAATATCAGGTACAGAGTATTGGGATAACGAAAAGAAGAAGACCCTATTTGTTCCTACAGGTGAAGAACCAGGATTCGAAGTAACTGTTAATCCTGAGAGTATGATTGCTGATAAAGAATTAGCAACAGGTGGATACTTCACTGGAAATACTGAGGGACAAGTAATTGGTGAATCAGGTACAGAGCTTATCTTGAGTAACAAGACAATAAAAGAGTTACGTGAATATGCTGACGAGCTAGGCATTGAGATTCCAGCTGATGTTAAAAAGAAAGAAGATATCATTAAGTTACTATCATGAAGTACTGTGCTGAGCAAGGCTGCAAGACATTAATCGATAAAGGACGATACTGTTTAAATCATAGGCGTAAACAAAAGAAGACAGTTGTCTATTCAAAGAACAGATCATTCTATCGTACAAAAGCATGGGAAGATTTAAAGTCATTCTGTTATCAACGTGATAAAGGATTGTGTCAACGATGTGGGAAGTTTGTATTTGGTAAGCGAGCACATCATCATCATATTGTTCCAATTAAAATCAATCCTTCATTGAAATTAGAAGTAACCAATATCATGACACTTTGTTCTAAATGTCATCCGATTGTAGAAAGAGAAACAAATGCAAAATATGAAAAGAAGAAAAAGTTCGATTGGAAATTATAAGCCCCCCTATCAAAATAATAAAAATTGCCTAACTGGGGGGATAGGGAGTGGGGGTGCAAACGCGCACCTCAAAATGGTTTTTTGAAAAAAATTCGTTTTTTTTAGGTGGTGATTGAAGGAATGGCCAGAAAATCGAAGGTCGTAATTGAAGCTGAAAAGAAAAAAGAATTAGAAGCGCAGCGTATTATGGATGTTTTGGTTGAAGCCGGAACTTACTCACCAGCGCTTGATCCGTTGATTGAAGTTTATCTTGATGCAGTTGAGATATACACCGTCAAATATGGACTGTGGAAGAATTTAAACTTCCCAACAGTCCAAAAAACAAAGAATGTAAATGGTGATGTGAAAGAATCAAAGCATCCATTGGCGCAGCAAGTAGAAGTTTGGTCTAAACAAAAAGCAAAGTACTTGGGGCAATTAGGACTGGACGGAAAGAACAAAGAATTACTTAAAAAAAGTGGGGTTCTTCTCGAAAAAGGGAAAACAAAGGAAGAGTCCGCGGAGCCTACTGATGACAACAAATTAGTGCAGTTTAGGAAGATGAAAAGCCGATGATTGATTTTGAAACAAATTACGCTGATATATTCGTTTCTGAAGTAGATGCAGCGTCACACTTATATCCGGATTCTATTAAATTAGCAATCAAACGATATAAGAAATGGAAGAAACGAAAAGATATTTGGTTTGATGTTGAAAAAGCGAATGCAATGATTTATTTCACTGAAACATTCTTAAAACATGCAAAAGGAAAATGGGCAGGGCAGCCATTAATTTTAGAGTCATGGCAAAAGTTTTACTTTGCTAACATTTATGGTTGGCAAAAATATAATGAAGATGGTAAAGCGGTGCGAGTAATTCGTACGGCTTATTTACAGGTTCCTAAGAAAAACGGAAAAACAATTATGGGCGGTTCACCAGTCATTTATGCGATGTACGGAGAAGGTGTAAAAGGCGCTGATTGTTATATTTCCGCTAATACTTTTGAACAATGTCAAAATGCAGCCGGGCCAATTGCTTTAACAATTGAAAATAGTCCTGATTTACGTCCGGATACGCGTATTTATAAAGGTAAAGAGGATACCATTAAGTCAATAAAATACACATTTGTGGAAGACGACATTAAATATGCAAATGTAATCAAGGTTCTTACGAAAGATAACGCTGGTAATGAAGGTAAAAACCCGTATATCAATTATTTTGATGAAGTTCATGCTCAAATGGACCGCGAACAATACGATAACTTACGTTCAGCCCAAATTGCTCAAGAAGAACCACTCAACATCATCACTTCCACAGCAGGGAAGAATACTGGCTCACTCGGAACACAAATTTATACCTATGCAAAAGATGTTTTGGATAAGGATAAAGATGATTCTTGGTTCATGATGATCTATGAGCCGAATAAAAAGTTTGATTGGGAAAATCGTGATGTTTGGCGAATGGTCAATCCAAATATGGATGTATCGGTTAACATGGAGTTTCTTGAAAATGCCTTTAAAGAAGCTCAAAACAATAGTTTTAATAAGGCTGAATTTTTATCAAAGCATTTGGATGTATTCGTTAACTATGCTGAAACCTATTTTGATAAAGACCAACTGGATAAAATGCTTGTGGATTATTTGGGAGATGTTGAAGGGTTAACTTGTGTTATCGGTGTGGATTTATCAAGGCGTACCGATTTAACTTGCGTATCGATAAATATTCCAACGTTCAATGATGATGGCATTTCATTGTTAAAAGTAAAACAAATGTATTTTATTCCAGAGTTTGGAATTGAAGATAAAGAGCAGCAAAGAAATGTTCCATATCGGGAATTAGCTGAAAAAGGATTCGTTACAATTTGCCCTGGAAAAACGGTCGATGAAGAAATGGTGAATCAGTATGTGGAATGGGTATTTGAGAAATTTGATTTACGTCAAATTAATTATGATCCAGCGCTTGCTGAGAAACTTGTTGAGAAGTGGGAAATGCTAGGTATTCAATGTGTGGAAGTTCCGCAGTATCCAACTCATATGAATGAACCATTTGATGATTTTGAAATCTTATTGCTCCAGGACCGAATTAAGACGGACAATCAATTATTAATTTATTGTGCAAGTAACGCAAAAGTAATAACTAATATTAATAATTTAAAAACACCATCCAAACGTAAATCACCGGAGCACATCGATGGTTTTGTAGCAATGTTAATTGGTCACAAAGAAACATTGAACATGATGGAAGATGTAATTCCTGATGAAGAGTATGGTGAATACTTGGATGAAATTTATAGATAAACACGAACTATAATTTTTTGGCCACAAAATATTTAGCATCAAAAGACGAACGAAATAAATAGTATGGATCCTTATATGTTCGTGAATTGAAAGGCGGTGAGAAATTGGGTTTAAGGGATAGGTTTTCAAACTTTTTAATTAGACAAGCTGAAAAGCGCGGTTTATTCGAAGACATTTTCAGTAATGTTGTTCGATATGGTGGTAGGTATGCAGGCGATGATAATATCTTGGAATCTAGTGATGTTTATGAATTGCTACAAGACATAAGTAATCAAATGATGTTGGCGGATATTGTTGTGGAAGACAAAGACGGTAAGGAAATTAAAAATGATTCAGTTCTCAAGGTTTTAAAGAATCCAAACAATTATCTTACACAGTCTGAATTCATTAAGTTAATGACTAATACTTATTTACTTCAAGGTGAAGCCTTTCCAGTGTTGGATGGTGATCAATTACATTTAGCATCTAATGTTTATACAGAATTGGATGATAGATTGATAGAACATTTCAAAGTTAATGGAGAAGAAATTCCATCGTTTATGATTCGACATGTGAAGAATATTGGTGCCGATCATCTAAATGGGAAAGGTATTCTTGATTTAGGTAAGGATACACTTGAAGGTGTTATGTCAGCTGAGAAAACTTTAACTGACAAGTATAAAAAAGGTGGATTACTAGCATTTTTACTTAAGTTAGATGCTCATATTAATCCACAGAACGGTGCACAGTCCAAATTAATTAAAAAGATTTTAGATCAATTGGAGTCCATCGATGATGCAAGGTCAGTTAAAATGATTCCTCTTGGAAAAGGGTATTCAATAGAGACGCTTAAAAGCCCGCTAGACGATGAAAAGACCCTAGCATATCTAAATGTATACAAAAAGGATTTAGGTAAGTTTTTGGGTGTGAATGTGGACACATATACGGCTTTGATTAAGGAAGACCTTGAGCAAGCAATGATGTATTTGCATAACAAGGCCGTTAGACCAATAATGAAAAACTTTGAAGACCATTTGAGTCTTCTTTTTTTCGGCAAAAATTCGGACAAACGTATTAAATTCAAGATTAATATCCTTGATTTTGTTACTTATAGCATGAAAACAAACATTGCTTACAATATTGTCCGGACAGGAATTACATCACCAGATAATGTAGCAGATATGCTTGGATTCCCTATGCAAAATACACCTGAATCACAAGCAATTTATATTTCAAATGACTTATCAAAAATTGGTGAGAAACAAGCTACAGATGATTCACTGAAGGGAGGTGATGGAAATGGCAAAGACAAAGGAAACACGGACATTTGACATCACCAAATTAAGTACCAGAGATGCTACGGAAGAACAACCTTCCAAGATAACTGGTTATGCAGCTGTGTTTAATTCAAAAACAACTATTGGTGGATGGTTTGATGAAGTTATTGAACCTGGTGCATTTGCTCGTTCTCTTTCAGAGAATGGTGATATTAGAGCGTTATTCAATCACAATTGGGATAATGTCCTGGGTAGAACTAAAAGCGGTACATTGAGACTAGAAGAGGATGAAAAAGGACTTAAATTCGAAATTGAATTACCTAATACATCTGTTGGTCGAGATTTAGCTGAAAGTATGTCCAGGGGTGATATTAATCAATGCTCATTTGGATTTTGGATAACAGAAGAGAATTGGGATTACAGTGTTGAACCGGCATTAAGGACCATTAAAGAAGTGGAACTTTATGAAATATCGGTTGTTTCAATACCAGCTTATGACGATACGGAAGTATCTTTAGTTCGTAGCAAAGAAATTGGCAAAGAAATAGAACAACGAATGAAAATGATTAAACAAATAAATCAAATCTTGGGGGAAAAGTAAAATGAACAAACAATTATTATTAGCATTACAAAAACGAAGCAATGAAAGATTAGTGGAATTACGTACACAGGTTGAGAATCCTGAATTACGTGCTGAAGACTTACCAGCAATTCAAGAAGAAATCGATGAAATTAACAAGCAATTACAAGAAGTTGCTGATGCTTTAGCTAACCTTGAAGATGATGGTGAAGGTGACGAAGGTGAGGGTTCTGGTGAAGGTGATGAAGGTGGTTCTTCTGGAGATGAGGGCTCATCTGGATCTGGAGAAGGTGGAGAAGGAAGATCTGGAAACCCAGAAGGGAATGCAGGTGTAAGTCCGGAACAACGTCAAGCAGCAATGGCAGCTATTAAATCAGCATTATCTACTCGTAATGCAAAATCAACTAAAACGAAGGAAAAAGAAATTCGTTCAGCTTTTGCTAACTTTGTTGTTGGTAACATTTCAGAAATGGAAGCACGTGCATTAGGTATCGAAGCAGGTAATGGCTCAGTTACAGTTCCAGAAGTCATTGCTAGTGAAATTATTACTTATGCTCAAGAAGAAAACTTCTTGCGTCGACTTGGCCAAGGTGTAAAAACAACTGGTAATATGAAATATCCAATTCTAGTTAAGAAGGCTACAGCGCAAGGTCATAAGAAAGAACGTACAGGTTCAAATCCAATCCCTGAAACAGACATCGAATTCGATGAAGTATACCTTGAACCTACAGAATTTGATGCATTAGCAACTGTAACGAAAAAATTATTAAAACAATCAGGTTTACCAATTGAACAAATTGTCATGGATGAATTAAAGAAAGCTTATGTTCGTAAAGAAGTCCGTTATATGGTTCATGGCGATGAAACTGATAATGTCAATCCAGGGGCACTAGCTAAAAAAGCAGTAGAGTATAAACCGACAGCAGAAGATGTTGAATTATATGATCAACTTGTTTCAATGAAAAATAGTGTGCCAAAAGTTGTTCGTAAAAAAGCCCGTTGGGTGCTTAATACAGCAGCAATTACAAAAATTGAGAAGATGAAAACTAAAGATGGTTTCCCATTATTAAAACCTTTAGAGCAAGCTCAAGATGGTTGTGATTATAAATTGTTAGGCTATCTTGTGGAAGAAGAGGAAGAAATCAGTAAAGAGGGACAAGAAGATACACCTGTTTTCTATTTTGGTGACTTCTCTTCATTCAAAATTCAAGATGTTACTGGTTCATTAGAATTAGAAGTATTAAGAGAATTATTCACTAATACAAACCGAGTAGGATTTAAGTTGTATTCATTACTTGATGCTCAACTAATCTATTCACCATTTGAACCAACTGTTTATCGTTATGAAGTAAAAGCTTCTACTGGAGCTTAATATGGATGAATTAATTGAGAAATTAAAATCTCATATTCATTGGGAAGAGGGCATGGATGATTCTATGCTCTCTTTTTATATCAATCAAGCAAAGACTTATGTAAAGAATGCGACAGGCAAACAGACCGAGTATTTAATTATTATGGTAGCTGGTATTTTCTATGATTACAGAGTCGCTGAAAAAGAATTAGGTCAGGCACTTGATGCAATGACTCCTTTTTTTATCCAGGAGGTCTATGTCGATGAAGAGACAGACAAATAAACTTAGATGGATGGGTGAGCTACTTAAACTAGGGGAGGCCATTGATCCAGAAACAGACCGTCCTGTTATGGGATATCCATTAGAACGGAAAATTCGATATAACAATATTGGAGTTACGGCCACTGATAAATTTACAACAAAAGATACGAATGAAATTGTAAAGAAAATTGAAGTTCGTATTGATCGAGAGATTGAAAACAATCAAAAGGATTACCGTGTAAAAGTTGTTGGTCGTATTTACGATATTGAACGTATTTACGTAAAAGAAGAAGATCGATTGATGGAGGTGTCATTATCCTATGCAAATTAGTTTTCAAGAGTTACGAGACATCATGAAGAAATCAGGTATCCCAGTATATCGTGATGAAGCTCCTACAACGGCAAAGTACCCTTACATTGTGTATGAGTTTGTGAATGAACAACATAAAAGGGCTTCTAATAAGGTTCTAAAAGATATGCCACTTTATCAAATTGCTGTTATCACAAATGGCACTGAAAAAGATTATGTCCCGTTAAAGGCTGTTTTTAACGATGCAGGAGTGTCTTATTCTCAATTCGATGGAATGGGTTATGACGAGAATGACGACACCATCACGCAGTTTATAACGTATGTGAGGTGTATCCAGTAATGGCGTCAAATAATAATGGTTTTGCTGATGCTTTGGAAGATATTAATACATTACTTAGGGTTAACCAAAAGGTAGAAAAACAGTTTTTAGAAGAAGCAGCCAATTACTTTATTAGCAAGTTAAAACCAAAAATTAAATTGTCCAATAAGAACAAAAAAACTCATTTAAGAGAAAGTTTGAAAGTTGTTGTGAAAAATGATCTTGTATCTGTGGAATTCGAAGATGAAGCTTGGTATTGGTATCTTTACGAAAACGGCCATAAAAAAGTAAATGGTAAGGGCCGTGTGAAAGGTAAACACTTTGTACAAAACACTTTCGATGCAGAGGGTGACAAGATAGCAGAAATCTTAGCGCAAAAAATAATAGATAGAATGTGAGGGTGATATATATGCCAGTTGTAAATAAAGAGATTCAATATACCGTAGGTGTTGAAGAATTATATCTTTGTATGATGGAAGGCGATGAAACGCCAGATGCACTTCCTACTTATGAGGAAGATATTTATAAACAAACGAATATTTCGGATGTGACGATTTCTACTACATCCACAAACTTTACGAAATGGGCTTCTAATAAAAAGATTATTAATATCGTAAAAAATACAGCGTTTGGATTAGCGTTTAACCTTGCTGGTTTAAACCGTGAGGTTAAAGATAAAATCTTTGGGAAAACACGTACGAAAGGTGTTTCTTTTGAAACGGCAAAAGCTAGGGAATATCCAAAATTCGCAGTTGGTCTTCCATTCCCACTTAACGATGGGACCAAACTTGTACGTTGGTATCCTAAATGTACAGTAGCACCAGTAGAGGAATCTTGGAAAACGCAAAATGAAGAAATGACTGTGGATGATATTGCTTACCAAATTACAGCTGATCCATTATTATTCAATGATACTACGATGGCTGAATTAGACACTGGTTCAGCTGATGCTAAAGGTATTAAAGTTGAGGACTTCTTAAAACAAGTAATTTGTGATGAATCTCAATTAGCTACATTAGGTGGAACTACAGGACAATAGGAGGGATACTATGGCACGCTTAAGTGATTTAGTTAACGTTGAAATAAATTTAAATAAAATCAAAATACAGGGTGTTGATATCCCTGTCATTTTTACATTTGAATCATTCCCTCATGTGGAAGAATCTTATGGGAAGCCGTATCATGAGTTTGAAAAAGAAATGAATGCTATGATGGCAAAAGGAGAATTCAGTTTAGGAGAAAACGAAGCAAAACTGATGCGTTCGTTGATTTATGCAATGGTACGTAGCGGTGGAACAGAGTGTACACCGACTGAAATTAAAAATGCCATTCCACTTTATGATGTGCCTGGTATTTTCGAAGTGGTATTCGAAATTTTTCAAGGGCAAAACTTCCAACACTCTGATATGGAGAAGATGAAGCAAGAAAAAAAGTAAAAAATATACTGAATAAAAATAATGAATCTCAGTCCGAATTGGATTGGGATTTTTATTTTTATGTCAGTAATACGTTGCTCGGTTTAAGTATGGCTGATTTTTGGAAAATCACGCCTAATCATTTTCTAAAACAATATATCATGCATCTCCGATACAACAATCCAGATGCATTAAATGAACAGAAGCCTAAACAAATCTATACATTAGATCAAACTCCATTTTATTAAGAAATGAGGTGAGAAAATGGCAGGGAATAATAAAGAAAGAAACGTCGTTCTTAATTTCAAGATGGATGGACAAGTCCAGTATGCACAGACATTAAAGCAAATTAATATGGTCATGAACAATGCAGCGAAAGAATACAAGAATCATATTGCCGCTATGGGACAAGATGCAACTGCAACAGATAAATTAGCAGCTGAAAAGAAAAAGTTAGAAATACAAATGGAAGCCGCTAAAAAGCGTACAGCAATGTTGCGTTCCGAGTATCAAGCGATGTCTAAAGATACCAATACAACAGCTGAACAGCTTAATAAAATGTACGGTAAGTTACTCGATGCAGAGCGTGCGGAAACTACTCTTAGTACTGCAATGAAAAGAGTGAATGAAGGTCTTTCAGAGCAAGCAATTGAAGCGAGAGAAGCACGTGGTACGCTACTTGATTTACAAGAGAACTCTAAGAAACTTGAAGCTGAACAAAAGAAACTGACAAGCTCATTCAAGCTCCAAAATGCTGAACTAGGTCAAAATGCTAGTGAAGCGGATAAGTTGGAGTTAGCCCAAAAGCAACTACGTCAACAAATGGAAATGACGGATAGAGTCGTCCACAATTTAGAACAACAACTAAGCGCAGCAAAGCGTGTGTATGGTGAGAATTCCATAGAAGTACAACAACTTGAGACAAAGCTAAATCAAGCCAAAACTACACTGAAGCAATTTGAGAATTCATTACATAGTGTTGGACAAAGTGGTTCGCAAGCTGCAGATGGTATGGAGCAATTGGGTAAGAAATTAGATTTACACAACATGATGGAAGCAACTCAAATGTTACAAGGAATGTCTCAACAGTTAATTGAACTTGGTAAAGCTACTGTGGGTATAGCGATAGACTTTGATAGGTCTCAAAGGAAAATACAAGCTTCATTAGGTTTGACTCAAAAAGGCGCGGAGAATCTCGGTAAGATTTCAAAAGATGTGTGGAAAAAGGGATTTGGTGAAAGTCTTGAGGAGGTTGATCAAGCGCTTGTGAAAGTCTTTCAAAATATGCGTGATGTTCCATACGATGAATTACAAATGGCATCAGAGGATGTTTTAACACTTGCTAAAGTCTATGATGTTGATTTAAACGAGGCTACGAGAGGTGCAGGACAGTTAATGTCGCAGTTTGGTTTATCTACACAAGAAACATTTGATTTACTCGCTGCAGGTGCTCAAGAAGGATTGAATTATTCTGATGAACTATTCGATAATCTTTCGGAATATGCACCTTTATTCAAACAAGGTGGTTTTAGTGCTCAAGAAATGTTCACCATTCTTGCGAATGGAACTAAAAATGGTTCATACAATCTTGATTACATAAATGACCTTGTAAAGGAATTTGGTATTCGTGTGCAAGATGGATCTAAAGGTGTATCAGAAGGATTCGGTGATTTATCTGAAGAGACACAAAAAGTATGGGAATCATTCAATGAGGGTAAGGGAACCGCAGCTGACGTATTTAATGCAGTATTAGGTGACCTTCAAAAGATGGATGACAAAGTAAAGGCAAACCAAATTGGTGTTGCTCTATTTGGCGTGAAATGGGAAGACATGGGCGCAGAAGCTGTTCTAAGTTTAAATGATGTAAATGGTGGCCTTGGTGATGTGAACGGCCGTATGGAAGAAATGAAAAAGCTTCAAGAAGAATCACTTGGCCAACAGTTTCAAAAGGCCTTAAGAGAAACACAAGCAGCTTTTGAACCAATTGGAAAGAAGCTGGCTGAATTAGCTAAAGACGTTTTGCCGCCAGTAGTAGAGGGAATTAAAACTTTAGCTGATGGGTTTACTAAACTACCAGAGCCGATTCAAAATTTTGTTTATGTTTTTGCTGGATTAATAGCTGTAGTAGGTATTTTGGCTCCCATCATTGCGGCAGTTGTAGTATCGGTTAGTGTATTAGGTACAACGCTTGGAGTTGTCATGCTTGTTATCGCTGGAGTAGCGGCTGTAATAGCAGGCGTTATTTGGGCAATAAAGAACTGGGGACAAATAACCGATTGGCTTTCTGAAAAGTGGTCGCAATTTTCATCCTGGTTTGGTGAATTGTGGTCTGGTTTAGTTCAGACCTGTAGTGATGGATGGTCTTCCACCGTTGATTATTTCTCGGGTGCCTGGTCTTCATTTATTGAAATGATGCATAGCTTTTTTGACCCGATAGGTCAATTTTTTAGTGAATTGTGGTCTGGAATTGTCGAAACAGCGTCTTCCTGGTGGTCGAATCTTGTCATGACTGCATCCGAATTGTGGGGGACGTTAGTTCAAGCTTGGCAGGATACGTGGAATACGATACTCACTGTCTTAGATCCAATTATTTCGGCGGTATCTGTCGTTTTAGAAGCAGGTTGGTTATTAATACAGGCAGGTACACAAATTGCCTGGGCTGTCATTAGTAAATATATTATTGATCCGATGGTTGAAGCGTATAACTGGTGTAAATCTCAACTTGGTGAGCTAGTTTCTTGGTTAAATTCACAGTGGGAAACGGTGAAATCTTATACACTTGCAGCATGGAATTTGGTAAAACAGTACGTTATTCAACCAGTTCAAGAATTATGGAATTGGACAAAGCAAAAACTTGGCGATTTAGCTAATTGGATACTATCAAATTGGGAATCTATAAAATCCTATACGCTTACAGCGTGGAATTTGGTGAAGCAATATGTGATTAATCCAGTAACAGAAGCTTATAATACAGCGAAACAAAAATTCACTGATTTATATAATTCCGCAAAAGAAAAATTTGATTCAGTGAAAAATGCTGCACAAGAAAAATTTGATGCTGCCAAACGTAACATCATTGATCCAATAAAAGAAGCAGTAGGAAAAGTAGAAGAGTTTGTGGGTAAAATAAAAGGTTTCTTTGATAATTTGAAGCTGAAAATCCCTAAACCTGAAATGCCTAAGCTTCCACATTTCAGTCTGCAGACTAGTTCTAAAACAATTGCAGGTAAAGAAATCTCTTATCCATCTGGTATCAATGTGGATTGGCGTGCACAAGGTGGCATCTTTACTCGTCCAACTATTTTCGGAATGAATGGCGGGAATTTACAAGGTGCAGGTGAAGCAGGACCAGAGGGTGTTTTGCCTTTAAACGAGAAAACACTCGGTGCAATTGGAAAAGGTATTGCATCTACGATGCCGCAACAAAGTAATGACCGTCCAATTATTCTACAAGTGGATGGAAGAACGTTCGCTCAAATCACTGGTGATTATACAGATCATGAAGGTGGCGTAAGAATCAGAAAAATTGAAAGGGGGCTGGCATAGATGCTGTATGGTATTAAATTTGATGGGAAACATTCATATAATGACATGGGTTATACTATGCCGGCTGAAAGGGATATTGGGTTTCCTAGTAAAGAAAAGATAGTTGTACAAGTGCCTTTTTCCAACGTGGAATACGATTTTAGTGAATTATATGGTTCACAGACATATGGTTCTAGACAATTAAAATATCAGTTCAATGTAGTAAGAAGAGGTAATTACACTCCACAGGCCATGCAAATAGAAAAAACGAAGTTGATTAATTGGCTTATGAATACAAGGGGGCGAAAAAAGCTTTATGATGACACAATCCCGGGCTATTATTTTTTAGCTGAATTAGAAAGTGCGGCAAATGTACAAGACGATTGGGAAACTGGAACACTCACAGCTACTTTCAGAGCTTATCCTTTTATGATTGCCGAATTATATGAAGGAAATGATATATGGGATACATTTAATTTTGATTTAGATGTTGCTCAAACTACAGATTTCACTGTGAATGGAATGTTACAAGTTGTGTTATTGAACGTGGGGGCTTCGGACGTAGTTCCGGAAATAATAACACCTAAACAAATGAAGATTATTAAAAATGGAATTACCTACATAGTGCCGGCTGGGATTACAAAAGATAAAGGTTTTGTGCTTAAATCAGGTGAAAACCCGTTAAAAGTTACTGGTAATGGTACAATTTCATTCCGTTTTCATAAGGAGCTGATTTAAGTGTATGAAGTAACAATTATTAATGATGGTGTTGGAACCACCATTCATAGTCCAAGTGTGAATGAGCTTAAATTACCATCTGGATTAATAAAAAAAGGTATAAATTTAATAGATTCATTTAATTTTGGTTGTTATATGAATAATCCAGGGTTTCATAAAATAAAGCCGTTAAAAACACTTATAAATGTGTTGAATACAAAGACGGGTAAGTATGAATTTGAGGGTCGTGTATTGGGGCCGAGTAAAAATATGGACAATGCAGGGCTTCACAGTGATTCATATGAGTGTGAAGGGGAAATGGGATATTTACATGACTCTGTTCAAAAACATTTAGAGTTTAGAGGTACACCAAAGGAACTTTTTACAAAGATTCTTGATTATCATAACAAGCAAGTAGAGGATTATAAAAGATTTAAAGTTGGAAATGTAACAGTTACTAATTCGACAAATAACCTTTACCTTTACTTATCCGCTGAGAAAGATACTTTTGAAACAATTAAAGAAAAATTACTAGATAAATTAGGTGGCGAACTCCAAATACGTAAAGTAAACGGAGTTCGTTTTTTAGATTGTTTAGAACGGGTAGGTGAAGATAAAAAGACAGAAATCCGAATTGCTAAAAATTTAATTAGTATGTCTTGCGACATAGATCCGACTGAAATCATCACTCGTCTTACTCCTTTAGGTACACGAATTGAATCTAAAGAAGGAGGTGCAACCGATGCTTCGGAAGCTCGTTTAACCATTGAATCTGTCAATAAGGGAATACCTTATCTTGATGATGTGGAGGGTATAAAGGAATTTGGAATACAAGGCGGTTCTATTACATGGGATGATGTGAAAATTGATACTAATTTACTTTCTAAAGGAAAGGATTGGTTAAAGAACCAAAAGACAATTTTAACTCAGTATAAGATAAGCGCAGTTGATTTATATTTAATTGGGTTAGATATTGATTCTTTTGAAGTAGGAAATTCTTATCCGGTAATAAATCCGGTCATGGGAATAGATAAGCAACTTAGAATTGTAGGAAAGTCCTTAAATATTAATAGTCCACAAGGTGCTAGTCTAACAATTGGAGATGAATTGAAAACATTAAATCAATACCAAAATGACTTGAAAAAATCAGCGCAAAAAGTGGTGGACTTACAATATACGATTTCGAGACAGAATGAGAAAATCAATTCGCTATCAACTAGTCTTGTTGAAGCAGAAAAATTATTACAGTCCTTAAATGAGGCTATTGAAAATGCAGATTTAAAAATGATTATTCAATCGGTATCTGATTTAAAAGGTGCATTAAAACAAATAGAGAAAGAAATTCAAAATTTACCCACAGGGGAAGCGATTGTACAAATTCAAAGTGATGTAGAAAAAAACACTAAAGATATTGTGGATATTGATAAAAGAATGATTACAACTGAAAAATTAATTGAAACCAATAGTAAAAGCGTTGAGACACTACAAGTTGATTTAAAAGATGCAGTAGATCGTTTAACTGCTTTAGAAAAAAATGGGGGTGAAATTCTTGGCTAATATAAGTAGTTTTTTACACAGGATTCGAACCGCTATGTATGGTAAAGACGTTCGTGGATCTATACATGATGGAATAGATGCTATTAATAAAGAGACAGAAGCAGCATCTTCACTTTCTAAGATCACAAAAAATAAACAAGCTATTTTAGAGACGAAATATGATAATCAAATTGCTAATATGACGAATGAAAATCCATCCATTAGTGAATTGGTTGATTTTAGAACAAGTGGATTTACAGGGGAAACATTTATTACAGCAGGAAAAAGGGCGGATGTAATTGATGAATTGTTGCTTGAACAAGAACAGAGGTTACGTGAAAGCGGTCTGAATGTAAAATCAAAAAGATTTGGTGCGATTGGAGATGGTAAATCGCATCCTCTTTCTGAAAGATTTGAAACGCTTGAGAAAGCGAAGTCAATTTATCCTCATGCGACTTCGCTTTCTCAAGAAATTGATTGGGCTGCGATACAATTAGCCCTAGATGAATGTTACAATCATGGAATTAATTATGGAGAGGATGGAAGTACGCCTTCAATTGTATTGATTCCATTTGGTTTATATTTGACTGGAGATAGTTTTGTTTGGCGCCAAGGTGTAAAAATACTTGGAACAGGTACTATGCGGGGCAATAACATAGTTGGTAAATCAGGTGGGACAACCATCATGTTAAAGAAAGATGTTAATAAATCCGTTTTCTATGCTAATACTTTTATTCATGGTTCTTCCATGCTAGATGTAAAAATCGTGCAAGAAGAAGGTTCTGTCCTCGATGTTTCCAATGCCCATGGTATTCATATTGATGGGAATCCAAAAGAAATTAGTGGTTTTGGAGAGTTAACTTATCTCGACCGTGTAGCAATTGAATATATGGGTGGGGATGGTATTAAATTTGGACAAGGAACTGAATCTCAACCTATTAACCTTGGACATCTTTCTTTACACCGTAATCAAGGATATGGTATTAACTTTGACGGTGAAAATTATGGACATGTAAGAGCTTTATCTATTAAAGGTGATCTGAAATCTAGCTATAAAGGAAAAGGCCTTATTCGAATCGCCAATGTTTCTGGACAAAGTAACTTTTTATTCGAAACAGTCGGTGTTGAAGCAGATGGCACTGGCAATATAAATGAAGCAATCATGATTGAAAATACGACGGCGCCAAACATTACAATTCAACAGTTAGATATCCGTGTATTTGGTGACCTTTCGAATGAAGCAGCTGCTATACGGGTTAAATCAAGTACGATTTCTACGAGTAACATAGGCCCTGTGTTGAACGTAGTAAAAGTAGTTCAGAGTGTTACGTCTGGGAAAACTGGTTATAAGTATTTTCTGTATGATGAAAATATTGTAAGTGCATCACCGCAAAGTTACATTTTAATGTCAACTGTGAATAAAAAAGGTGTCATAACAGATAGTGTAATTAAGTATCAAAATAATTGGAATAACCCACGCGCAGCTGATATCTATAGAAGTGTTAAAGACGGTAAAACTTGGAGTGTTGGGGCTGGTAATCATATTACTTCAAAGAATCATCAAAATGATCACGTTATGCGGATTAATCATCCTGAAAACGGAGCAACTGACGGAGAAGTAGCCTGGTATCCAGGAACGGAAACCAATATAATGCGACTCCTCAATCATGGGGAATTGTGGTTATTGAAATCTCTTTCGCTTGGTAATGCATACGACAGTCCTATTATCAAAATATTAACTGGTTCAGGGAGCCCGGAAGGTGTCGTAACGGGTTGGAAAGGGTGGATATACCTTCGTGATGATGGCGGTTCTGGTACAACATTGTATGTAAAAGAAACAGGATTAGGAAACATGGGGTGGGTTGCGAAATGATAAAAAAGTGTGTGGTTTTAAACGGAAATGTAATACATATCGGCGACTGGGATTTTATGATTGTTTCGGTTGTGGCGAAAGAAGCTGAATATGATATAGAAGGGAATCTTATTTCAGAACCAATTATTGAGAATAAAGAAACTAACCCTTTACCACAAGGAGCCACAATAGAAGAAAGAAGATTTGATTATTCAAAGGATAAAGGATGGTTTGAAGTTGGAGCAGTTAGCCTACCTACTTCGGAGGAACGTATTTCTCAATTGGAGGATACGGTTAATTATTTATTAGGATTATAGGGGGAGAACATAATGAGTAGATTGTATCCGTTTATCTTAAATATGTGGATTATGGGTAAAGATGAAATATATTTGAATAATGCATTTGCTAAAAATTATATTACGCAAGAAGAAAAAGAAATGATCTTAGCAACTCCACAATTAATTTTATAAAATGTGGAGTATTTTTAAGAAAGACAAATTTACCCCTTTTATTTGTGAATGAAAAAATATCAAGTTCACATCAATTTCATTAATAGTTAACAAGTCCAGTGTAATCTATGAGTAAATGTATCGGAAGAGGTAGATAGTATGGTTGAAAAATGGAAATTTGGAAAAGGTCTTCTTTATGGTAGTACTCTATCACTTGGATTTTGGATTATCTTGATTGGCATGATAGAAACTTTAGTTAAATAAATCTTAATAAAATACGGCTTTGAGTAAATTCAATTCATAGATCAAGAGGAGCGACTTCGCTTCTCTTTTTATTTTGTAAAGGGGATGAGAAAAATGGAGGAACAGATTTTCAATTCAATAATCCAACAGGGCGCTTTCGGCGCTCTTTTTGTTTGGCTTTTATTCTCTTCAAGGAAAGAAAGTAAGGAGCTATTAGAAGCGTCGCGCCAAGAAAATAAAGAACGTGAAGAGAAGTATCAGCAAACAATTACAGAAAATCAGATTGTAATTACTAAACAGGCTGAGGCATTTGGTGCGCTATCTAAAGATGTATCTGAAATCAAACAAAAAATTATGGGGAATGGTGATGACAAATGAAAGAATCTATTAAAGTCCTAGTATCAATTTCGATGGCTGCCATGATTACATTAACGTCTGCAGCAAGTGCTTTTGCGGATAGAGAAATGATTATTCCAGGACTACCAAAAGTTGAATACCGTAATGGATATGGAGCATACGAGGGTGTTGTAGCACATTCTACAGCAACTCCAGAAGCGCCGGCTATTAATATTCGAAACTATGAAGCTAGAACATGGCGTAGTGCATTCGTTCATTATGCAACAGATTGGGATGAAACAATTCAAATTGCTTCTACTAAATATCAAGCATGGGGAGCTGGACCAGCTGCTAATAAAAGATTTGTTCATGTGGAATTATCCGAAACAAGCGACCCTGTTAAATTTAAGAAGTCATATGAAAGATATGTAAAGTTACTAGCTAAAATCTTAAAGGACAGAAACATTCATCCAAGTGTTGGATTGTGGACCCATAAAGATATTACATACAAACTTGGCGGTACAGATCATGAGGACCCAATACAATATCTGAAAAGTCATGGTGTATCAGAATCCCAATTTAGAAATGATGTTTTAAAGGCGTATAACGGTCATTCCGTCACTGTGGAAGCAAAACCACAACAACCTTCTGTAAGTGTAACAGAAGTAAGCGGAGTAGCTTATATTGATGGTTCTAATGTAAACCTTCGGTCTGGACCATCCACAAGCAATAAAGTTATTCGTAAGTTACAAAAAGGTGAATCCTATAAAGTTTGGGGTAAGCTAGGGAACTGGTTAAATGTTGGGGGTAATCAGTGGATTTATAATGATTCTTCATACATTCGTTATAAAGAAGAATCTTCATCTGTGGAAGGTAAACGTGTAGTGTCTAAAGTGAATGACTTACGATTCTATTCAAAAGCTTCCTGGTCGGATAGAGATGTCGCAGGAACTGTCGATGAAGGTTTAGGATTTACAATTATCGATAAAGTGTCTGTAAATGGCTCGCAGCAATATAAAGTGAAGAATAGTAAGGGTAATGTATTCTATATTACAGCTAGTCCTTATTATGTAAAAATTAAATAGTAAGCATAAAAATTGCCGGCTCTTAATTGAGTCGGCTTTTTTATTACTTCTTTTCTTTAACTTCGTATTTAGCTTCAACAAAATTTAACACTTTACCTTTTGGGTCATCGCCTTCAAATTGAATAGCTGTTACTGTATGTACACCTGGCTTCAAATTATCTTCTTCTAATGGGAAAGTGGTTTGTGTTAATTCACCAACTTGAGTAGTTTCTTTAAAGATTTTATCGATGTAAACAAATGTTTGTTTGTCACCGTGGAAGTCTGCATAATCTATACCGATTTGTGTCATTATAGTATCTTTACCTAAAAATAATACTGGTACATTCCCATTTTCAGAATTTCCAGCTGGTGTACTAACTGCAATTTTCCCTTCTCCAACTGGTGTTGCATCTTTAGGGAAAGGATATTTACTTGCTTTTGGGTTGCTAGTTTCTGATTTTGCGCTTTGTGTTGTATTGTCTTTAGCTTCGCTCTTACTATCTGTGGAACCACATCCAGCCAAAAGTCCTAATGCTAATCCTGCTACGATAAATTTCTTCATGTTAATTGTCCTCCTGATGTATCCTCTATTTTGTTACAAATCAGAAATTCTTCTAACTTGTTTTTCCTTCTTCTTGAAATTCTTCTTGTATTGTTTGAAATCTTCTTTATCCACATAAAACTTCTCACCAGTAGCTACATTCTTTACTAATCGTGTTTTCATGAAAAAGAATTTTGTGTAATAGTAAATTAAAAATGCCACTAAAGAGAAAGTAAAGGTTGGAATAAATAGAATAACCGCAACGATTAGTAATGCAACATCTACCGACGAATATATTGGCTTTAACACTAAACGTTTCCCAGCTGCAGCTTGAGCTTGTTCTAATTGTTGCATACGTTGTAGCGATGCTACAGTATCATAACTCATGATATAACCTCCTTGAAGTAATAACAACATCATTATATCAAACATTGGAGATATTGGTATTATTTATCAATGTTTGGTTCGAATTTATGTTTTCTTTTTACATAGATTTCATAAGTCAACTTAATGCAAAAATCTATAGCTTCCTGATCATCCTGTATAAGTGTAATCCCTGGTACCAAATTGTTTTGAAAGTCCTTAATCTCTTGTAGCATTTCTTCAGTTGTTTTCATCGTACATTCCCCATTTCTAAATTTTTATTATGCTCCCATAAACTCTTTATCAAAGTAGAACTTGTCCATTAAGTTATTTACAATCCCGTTGAAATAAGCGAATTTCCCCTTATTCATTTTTGTGCCGGACTTAATTTTCATAACAAACTCTTTAATAGCTTTTAAGCCAATAGTAAGCTCCTGTTCTTTATCAAATGCTTTATCACCTGTAGAGAAGTTTGTAACTTTATTGCACTGTCTTACGACCTTCCAAAACTCTTGGATTGTTTTTGATTCATGATAAAAAGAGCTAACTAAAGAAACAAAACGTTTTGGTACCCAGTGAGCAACAAAATCAGCTTGTTCAATATTCTCTTCTGGAGTATTGCTATTCTCATTACTATTACGTTTGTTTATATCTTTTATATTTTGTTTTAAGGAAACAGGGGTTGTTTTAATGGTAGGACACTTTGTAGGACTTTTTGTATCTACCTTGTTGGACACTTCTTCCACAATTGGTTGAATAATAATAGCGTTAGAAGTTTGAAGCATATCTTTTGTACGTTTCATTGCTACTTGTTTAATCATCTCTAGATCCACAAGTTTCTTCATTAAACGTTGTACAGTTTTATATGAAACTTCCATTTTTTCAGCTATTCTATTTTTGCATAGGAAACTAACACCTACATATTTGCAGCTGTGGCGTTTTAAAATTTCAAGTAATGTAATAAGTTTAGATTGTACGTCAGTACGTTTAATAGACATACGAATAGTGTCTCTGTATGTACGTACAGTTTTGTTTAATTCTTCTACTTCTTTAAATGTAGAAAGATTGTGGAAGGATTCTTTAGTTGCGATAACATCGATTCTATTTTTCAT